ACACAAGAAAAGCTTTAGGCTCACAAGCAGTAGCTTCGAGCACAGCAGTTGCTTCAGTTGACTTTGCTGATTCTACATGGAGTAGTGCAACTTTCACTGCAGCGTTTGCAGCTATTTATAATGACGACAAATCAGATAAATTGTGTGTGGTGTTAGATTTTGGCGGAGACAAAACTTGTACTAATGGTACATTTACAGTTTCTTACCCAGATCCAGCAACACCGGCTAATGCAATTATAAGTATGAGTTAAGGAGACTAAATGGCTTTAGTAATTAATGATAGAGTAAAAGTAACAAGCACAACTACAGGAACAGGTGCAATAGCACTTGGTTCAGCAGTAACTGGTTTTGAAACTTTTGCACAAGGAATAGGAAACAACAATGAAACTTATTATTGTATCTTTAATCAAGGTACAAGTGAGTTTGAGGTAGGACGTGGTACATTAGATGGATCAAGTGCTAACTTAGCTAGAACTTCAGTTATCTCCAGTTCTAATTCAGATTCTGCTGTTGACTTTTCTGCAGGCACAAAAGATGTATTTTGTACTTTACCAGCAAGTAAATCGGTTTACCTAGATGCATCAGGTAATCCAGTAGGAGCAGCGTCAGCTGGCTTTGCATTAGCAATGGCAGTGGCGTTATAAATAGGAAAAAAATATGGCACAAGATTTTAGAAACGTACTAGTTAGAACAATTGGAACAGGTGATACTACGCTATTAGTAGCGGGAAATTACGATGCAGTAATAGGTATTAGATGTTGCAATATTTTAACATCAACTATTGCTGTTGACGTTAAAATTGCTAAAGGCGGAGCTGATTACTTTATAGCTAAAGGAGTTAGTATTCCACCCAACAGCGCTATTGAATTAATTCAAGGTGGCGCTAAAATTGTTTTACAAAGTGGCGATACATTAGAAGCAGTTTCAGATACAGCTAGTAGTTTAGATGTAACTCTTTCTTATATTGACACAATTAGTTCGTAGGAGGAATTATGACAGCAGTAATAAATGGCATTCAATACATTGGCGGCCAAACATCGGCAAATGAATTTATAAACAATCAAGCCGGTATTATTGATGGTACACAAACTGTTGAGAACGGAGTTCTTGCAGGTCCAATCACTATACCTGGAACGATAACAGTAACAGGAGTATTAGTCATTGTCTAAAATAGAAGTAAATACAGTTGATAAACAAAATGGCTCAACGGTTACAGTTGGTGGTCCTGGTACAAATGTAGTTTTAGGAACATCAGGCCAAAGTGTAACTTTGGGATGTGGAGCCACACAAACAGGATTTGGTAGAACCGGCACAGTTAATTGGTGTACAACTGCCAAGACTTCACCTTTAACAGTTGCTTCAGGCAACGGATATTTTATTAATACAACTGGTGGAACAATAACAGTAACCCTACCTTCGTCACCAAGCGCAGGAGATATTGTAGCATTCAAAGATTATGGAAACACTTGGGGTTGTAATGCAGTTACTGTTTGTAGAAATAGTTCAAAAATAAATGGATCTTGTAATAATGCAACTTTAAATACTAAATCTCAATCAGTAACTTTAATTTACGTTGATGGCACAAAAGGTTGGCAAGATATTCACGATTCAACTTCTAACGTCACAGGTACACCTCTTTTTATTTGCGCTACAGGTGGAACAATAGCAACGGTTTGCACAAATTTTAAAACACATACATTTACAAGCACAGGTACTTTTACAATTAATTCAGCACCTACCCCAGCTAATAATAATGTTTCTTATATGGTTGTCGCTGGTGGAGGTGGCGGTGGTGGATCCAGAGGTGGTGGAGGTGGAGCAGGAGGATTTAGAGAAGGAGAAACTCCAGCCGCACCTTATACAGGAAGTCCATTAAAAAATTCTTCAGGTTTACCTGTTTCAGTTCAAGCATATCCAATTACAGTAGGAGCAGGAGGCGCAGGTCAACCCGGTGGAGCAGTTGGTATAAAAGGAAGTGATTCAGTTTTTGGTCCAATAACTTCAACAGGTGGTGGTTATGGAGCCGATGATGATGTGGTAGGAGGACCAGGAGGATCTGGTGGTGGCGGCGGAGGTGGTGGCGGTTACGCAGGTGGATCAGGTAATTCTCCTCCAGTAAGTCCCCCACAAGGTAATAATGGTGCAAATTCAGCTGCGGATGGTAGAGGAAATCAAGGTGCAGGTGGAGGTGGTGCTACTGAAGCAGGAATAACTAATACTACAAGTCCCGCAGGTGGAGTAGGAGGTGCAGGTGCAACTTCTTCAATAACAAGTTCACCAGTTGCAAGAGCAGGTGGCGGTGGAGCAGGCGGAGTTCCAGGAGTTGCCTGTGGATCAGCAGGAGGAACAGGTGGTGGTGGAACAGGAAATCCTAGACCAGCAGGAGGAGGTACTCCAACAGCAAACGGAACAGCAAACACTGGTGGTGGCGGTGGAGGTGGTGGTGAAAGTCCAACAGGCTCTAATAATTTAGGTGGTACAGGAGGATCAGGAATAGTAGTAATAAGATATAAATTTCAATAATTATGACAAGTACAATTAAAGTAAATAAAATAGAAAAGGAAAGCGGATCTACACTTACAATAGGTGGACCAGGTACAGCTGTAACTTTAGCTCCTGGTGCTTCACAAACAGGTTTTGGTACTCCATCTTCATCAGTATTATGGTGTACAACTGCAAAGACTTCTCCTTTTACAGCAGCAGATAAAGTAGGATATTTTGTAAATACAACAGGTGGCGTTGTTACAGTAACCCTACCTTCTTCACCAAGCGCTGGAGATGTAGTTGCAATTAAAGATTATGCAGATACTTTTAATTCTAATAATGTTACAATTGGTAGAAATGGATCAAAAATAGGTGGTTCATGTTTAGATGCTACATTAAATACAGACGGTGATTCTATCACTTTGGTTTATGTTGATGGTACGAAAGGTTGGGTAAACGTAAACACTGATGATACTGTTGCAGGTGCTTCATATATTGCAGCAACAGGTGGAACTGTTACAACAGTCGATACAAATTTTAAAGTTCATACATTTACGTCAAGTGGATGTTTTCAAGTAACTGCTGTAGGAAATCCAGCAGGTTCAAGTACAGTTTCTTATATGGTTGTTGCAGGTGGAGGTGGAAGTGTAAATGATAGAGGTGGCGCTGGCGGAGCAGGAGGATTTAGAGAAGGAACTTGTTCTAGTGATCCTTATTCTCCAGATAAATCGCCTTTAGCAACATCATCGCTTCCAGTTTCAGTGCAAACTTATCCAATTACAATAGGTGGAGGAGGAGCAGGTAATACTAGTCCACCTTTAACAAAAGGTTGTAATGGAGCAAATTCAGTTTTTTCAAGTATAACAAGCGCCGGTGGTGGCGGTGGTGGTAGAACGCCAACAGCCGGTGGTGATGGAGGATCTGGTGGTGGCGGTGGATGTGCTGCTGGATCAGGAAATACACCTCCTGTGTCTCCTCCTCAAGGTAGTAATGGTGGAACAGGTACACCTAGTTCTCCTCCAGTAGGAAATGGTGGCGGTGGTGGAGCTACTGCAGTAGGATCTCCTGCTCCAGGACCAACTCAAGGTGGTGCAGGTGGCGCTGGTGCAACAACTTCAATTAATGGATCAGCAACGGCTTTTGCTGGCGGAGGCGGTGGCGGTTCTGATGCACCAGGAAAAGGTTTAGGTGGTGCAGGCGGTGGTGGTAATGGTGGTGCAGGACCATATCCAGGTTCTTCAGTAGCAGCACAAGCAGGTACGGCAAATACAGGTGGTGGTGCAGGTGGAGCAAATGGCGGTGGACCAAGTGGAGTAGGTGTTGCGGGAGGTTCAGGAATAGTAATAATAAGATATAAATTTCAATAATTATGAGTAAAATTAAAGTAAACGAAATAGATAAACGAAATGGTAGCACACTTACATTAGGTGGCCCAGGCACAGCTGTAACTTTAGCTTGTGGTGCTACTCAATCAGGTTTTGGTAGAGCTGGTTCAGTCAATTGGTGTTCGACTATTTATACCAATAGTCCAGGAACTGTTACCGCTACAAGTGGTAAAGGATTTTTTTTAAACACAACTTCAGGAGCAATAACAAT